CTTTTCAAGCATAATAATTTTTTCTTGGTTGTTCATAAAGATTAATTTAATTATACCATTTTGTTCCGTTACGATTAATTCTAACTACGCCATCATCTTTTGCAACTAATAGCAATGCTTTTCCATCGCTAACATCAGTTAAATCGCATGAACGAAAATCCTTAATAGCGTCAGCCGAAAGTATTTCTGGCCCAAACATACCAATGCGACCAACGAGTATATATTTTTTACCATCCTTGCAGTTTTGTTTAGGTTTCATACAAATCTAATATGATTACACAACCATACAATACCAGCTATGCCACCTGCAAACACGGTGACAACACCGATAATAAAGAAAAAAATGACTAGTTTAACAAACCAATCTGGAGCGCGTGGAAGATTATCGAACATAATCAAACGTATCCTTGTTCATCAACTATTGCCATAACGATCTTCTCTGCATTTTCTTGAATAGAAGGATAGCAAAGAGTATTAAACGAGTCCCCGTGTTTTGCAATAAATTTATCCCAATCTTTCTTTTCTTCGGGAGAGAGAGCAATTTTGGCAGGACGAGCCTCAGATGCTTTACGGATAATGTCAACCAGCTTATCTTCGATAAGACGAGCAGCAGCAGTAAGCGGTGCTTTCTCTGGATAAATTTGCTGACGAATAGAGGTACATCCTTTCTCAATCTTAATAAGCCAAAAGCCTTCACGAAGCCCATCGTAGGCATAAGGATCGTTTACAGGGACGAACTTCTTACCTACCTTACGGTAAACCCGTTGATCTTCTTTAGCAGCAGCTCGTGCGGTTACATTATCAGTATCAAACTTATAGTTAAGCTGATCCCGTAAACGACGGCATTCGTTCTGATAGTATTCTAAGTCTTTATTCTTTTTCATATATCAATAGTTTAGTGCGATGATAAACATCAAAACAATACACACAATCATAGAGATTGTAAAGTAAATACAGATACCAACGTCGTTTTCTTTTTTCATAAAATTAAAACAGTTCGTTCAACGTCTTTAGTTCTTCTTGCCTTGCAATGTAAGTTGGTCCTCGGCCCAACGTTCCAAGTCTTTCTGGACGACGTAGTTCTTCTCTACGCATAAATCCTCTGAATGTATATTTAGGAAATTCACCAGTCATCAGCGCATATAGATCAACTTTATCGTTTTTCCATTCGACGGCAACCAATTTTCCAGTAGGATACTCTGTAGTTTTTACATCAATCTTCTTGTTTTCTAGTATAGCATCATAATCATTGGCGTTCGTCTTTCTTACATTGATTGAAAAATCCGGCATGATATTATGCAATTTACAAAACGCAAATTCTCCTGCAAACCCGTTTAAGTCTACGTTGGCATTGCTTTGCGCTCCAATTTTTTGATCTTGGATTCCGCCACTGCGATTGTTTTCAAATCTTCGCTTGGCAATATATCTGCATATTGCTTGTTCAGATTCGGTTAATTCCACGACTGTATTTAGACTTGTCATATATTAACGCAAATTGCCGCCATAGTAATCGTACACTTTTTCCATAGCATCTAAAATGATAATGAGTTCAGCCAATTCGTGTTTTTGATAATACTCAAGTTTCTTTTTCTTTTTGATATTTGCAATGTCTTCACGAATGTACGCGATGCTTTGTTTTAAAGAGCATCGTGTAATGCCGTCAGCTGTATCTGCATCAATTTCTACTTTCATTTTGTTGTTTTTATGTTATATTCGTTTTTTAGTTTAAACTGTTTAAGCTGGTTCTTCATCTTTAGAAATCTCCGAAAAAGGAACATAGCCTTGGGTTGTCACATTAGTCTTGGCAAATTCTTTATTTAAAGTCTTTACCCAACCATTGCGAGTACCTCCTTGTGCGTGCAGTTCGCCGAATTGACCAGTTGCTTCACAAGTTCTACCAGAAGCAGTTTCGGCAAAATGAACGATACCATTAATGTAGTCCGAATAACGATCAATAATCCTTTGAAGATCAGGATACTTTTTAGTCTCTAATAGATAGATAATTTTTTCGTCAAGCTCAAATCGGTAATAAAAACGAAGCGTACCATATTTTTCTTTTACTTGTGTCGCGATCACTTGAGGCGGCTCTACTGTAAAGTAATAACTAGTTTCTCCATCCTTAGGATAAACATAAGGTTCAATACCAAGGCGTTTACCATCTTCTTCATCTACCTGTACGCTTGTTCTATAAGTGTAGGTAAGAGCTTCACAGAGGGTATCAATAAGATCATACCAACCTTCGCCCACTTCAAGACCCCAACACATACATGTCTCGGTCATTGGCTTGGTGCGATCACCAAAGATTTTAGGATACTTACTAAATAGTTTTTCTTGTAGTTCTGTTTTCATAATTTATTCCTCGACCTGATGAAGAGCATTTCCTGCTTCAATGCGAATAGCTTGGGCTAGTTGTTCTACAGTTTTATAATCATCGGTACCATGCTTTAGTATATTACGACACATAGAATCAATTTCATACAATGAATGCCAGGCTTGATTGCAATGAACAGCTCGCATATGCTCATAGTTATCATCCGGTAAATTAAATTCTAGTGTTGCTTTCATAAGTTAATTTATAATTATTCAAAAACGAATTTGTGAAATGATTCTGGTAAGATAACGTTAGAAGGAATTTCTTTACCGCGAAACAATTTACCAATATCTTGACTATCGTAGCCAGCAAGACCGCAACCAATCTTAGTCACCAAGAACTCAAGTTGAGGAAAGCAGTTAGCAGTCCCTAAGAATAAGTCAATTTGATATTCAATATCAGAAAGATGAAGAGTAATGATTTGATGATCTTTTGTGGGCAAAGCGTAAGATTGACCATAAAGACCAACACCTTTTCCCCAAACTGCGCCAAATTTCTTGTGAGCAAGAGCAGCGGCTCCTGCACCATGAATTCCAGCAAAGTTGCTGCCAAACACGAAGATTTGATGAGGCTCAAGAGAAGTAATATTTTCGGGTGTGAATTTCATTTACAAGAGAGATCAAAGTGATTTTGGCGGGTATGTCAAGCGTTTTTGGGATTTTTTTTGAAAAAAGTGTAAAATAAATTACAATGGAGATTTCTGCTGTCAATTCCATTTCTTTTGGGCCATCTGTTAAAGATGTCGCTTCGCTCTACGCGAAAAACTCGCCTGTCGCTCTAGTTTCTCCTCAGAGAATCGAACCTAACGGAATAGATCAGGAAGAGCTTTATGATTTAAAAAAGCTTTTAATTCAAGCTATCGACACAATGAATTTCTCTTTAGCTGTCCAAGTGCTCGATAAGATCATCCAGATGCACAAAAAAGCTGGCGCAATCTCTTGATTACTTACTAGTTGCGTGATAAACACCGTCCCAATCTTTGGGTAAGTTGGCGGTTTTGAGTTCAGAGATTCTGCTTTCTAGCATCTCGTAATACTCAATCATCTTTAGATTTTCTGCTTTGAGTCTAGTCAAGTAGATCATTGCTTCGTCCCAGTTCATCGCGTAGTAGAAATCCATCATCTTCTTGTGATGAGAAACAATCTTATTTGCCTTCTCATCGTTCGTGATTACGGTATAAATCTTAATCCCTTCTTTCTTACCTTTGACCGCGATGTTGTCTAACTCTAGGAAATTGAATGAATTCTCGATGCCTTTCACCGTTTGCTCGCCAATGACTATGCCAACGTGATAAGGTTTGCTCTGACCTTCTAAGCGAGACGAGAGATTAACTGCATCTCCAAGGCAAGTATAGTCGAAACGATTTTCTGAACCCATGTTTCCAACAACAACGGAGCCAGAGTTGACGCCAACGCCAATGGAAAGTTGCGGCAATTTTTCTAGTGCGAGTTGTTTATTTAACTCATCGAGTTTCACGAACATCTCAACAGCGCACTCAATAGCTAATTCTTTGTGGCGCGCTACATCAACAGGCGCGTTCCAAAAAGCCATAACCGCATCACCAATTAGTTTGTCAACAGTTCCATCTTTGCTCATAACCAGCTTGAGCATAGGAGTCATGTAACGGTTAATCAAAGAAGTTAATCCTTGAGGATCAGTCTTGAAGTGCTCGCTAAGTGCAGTGAAGCCGCGAACGTCAGAGAAAAGGATTGTCAAGTCTTTTGTTTCACCGCCAAGTTTTAATAGTTCTGGATTAGTTTGGAGCTTTTTAACCATCGCAGGAGCAAGATAGTGTTCAAACTGCTTTCTGATTTGTTGCTTCTGTTTAAACTCATTGATGAAACGCATGAACGCAGACACAGAGAAGCAGATGAAAAGGGTAAAGACTATCCAACTATAATCAAAAAGTAGTCCATTGCCAAAGGCTTTGACGCCATAAATGACTGGTGCAACCATCAAACCGATGGATAATCCAGCGCAAACTAAGTAATTCAGCCAAATGAACGTGACTATAACTAACAATGCAGCAAGAGTGCCATACAGAACCTCGTACAAATTGAATTCAGACGGTCTTTCGAGTCTTGAGTCATCTAGCAGCATTTGAGCGGCAAAAAGCGGTATTTCGTAACCATTCTTGATATTAACTGATGTTGCGACAGTGTTGGAAAGACCTTCTGCTGTTGGCGCAATCATCACGATCTTGCCTTTAACTGCTGACCAATCTTCTTTGGTAAATGAAAAAGACTCAAAGGTGTATTTGAAATTCAACCAAACTCGCCCATTCTCGTCAGTTTTAATTGTTTTAAATTTAGGAATACGAACAGC